AGCTAAATTACGCACCCAGCAGGAAAAATTATAAAACCTGCTGTTTCCCTAACCTTACTTAAATAAAAAAAAATTTAGTGAAGTTGTAGATTTGCTGAAAGGCCAGATCTACTTAATCGTCCAGGTTCCCCCTTTCAATAAAGTAGTCTTCGTGACACCCCAACACTTTCATTTTTCCAGAAATATATTCATTCAAATAATAGTTGTAGGTGTTGATCCGTGTCAACGCTCCAGGGCAGAGTTGCGCTAGGCGTCCAGACAGCAGTGATCTCAAGTTGTCAAAATAATCTTTCCCGCACAGGAAAGCTTCCAGCAACGCGCAGTTGATGTTTACAATGGTGGCTTCTAATTGGTCGTCACACCGATGTATCCAGTTCGGAATTTCCTCAATTACCTCTTTCTTAATCGGACACAAAATTTCCTGTGGAAATCTATCGTCCTTCACGAAAGAACGTTTGAGGAAAGTACACTCACTAGGCTCTTTCACTCGAAAATTCAAGTCTTTTTGTGCCGTAGTGATCCGCATACCCAATTCTTCTGCTATGATGCGATGTTCTGCACCGCAGAAACCATTCACTTCAGATGTTGAGAAGAGAATGTCGTCACCATAAACGCGTATTGCACAGTTGGAATGGAAATCGCAAATGTCTTTGAATTCACCCCGACGTCTCCAATATAGTTTATATGAATAAAGCATAAGGAGCTCGTGTATAATACAGTTGATTTCAGCTGTAATAGCACATCCGGAGCACTGACCACACGTCTTGTAAACGAGACTATTGTTCATGATCAAGAAGGTATAACACAACTCGTGCATTAAAACACTTCTGACTCGATGGTTATCCGATTGCTCAGAGTCACCATAGTACTCACTAACAATTCGTGCGTAGGCTTCGAAAAATGCTGGGTGAAGCGATTGATCCCAATTGGCATAATCAAAATCCTCCCATTTTGAATTGATCTTGGAGAGCTCAGTATAAATTCCCTTCCACGAGGTAAGGGGGTCGATACCCACACAAGATACAATCCCAGGTTGGGCGGCTTTCTGATGCTGGGAAGCTATGAAAGCACCGAAGTACTTCCTGATTAGCAAATTGTAATCCATTGGCAAGCATATAAAGACACGGGTCTTTCCGTCTTTTATCTTTTGCAGCGATCTTTTTTCATCTTTCAGGCAAGTATAGCCGAAGCTATCCTCCAGACGACGGCCTTCAAGGGCCTCTCTTTCTCGAAATTCAATCCGATCGCGAAGCTGTTGCTTCATGGAATACATTTTTCGCCCATCCGCGGCAAGATACTCATCAAACCATTCGAATTTACCCTTCAAATCTGGTCGTTTTCTTTCTTTTACGAAAGGAAAGCCAGGTGAAGTGTGCATGTCGATGGCCTTATAGACTCCTTGACATCCGTTAATCATTTCAACTTCATCTAAAAGTTGATTTGGTATGTTATTTACACGGTAGGCGATTTTTAAATACTGGGCCAACTCTTCCGTTGTTTCGCTCAAGACCTGCTGATCTACTGCTCCTATGTGGGAGTCATATCCTTTCATATTATAACGAAGGATATCGTCGCAGTCTGGGTTTTTCAATCGGGGATCGTTTTTCCTCATTACGGAGGGGCCCATTGTTGAAGTTTCGTCATTGTAGACGAGAGACTTAACTAGTTTAGTGGTGCCTGGCAAAGCCAGGGCTTTGTTCGAGTCAACAAGTTGACCCATATAAATTAGAGATTCATTATGGATGTGAGATGGTGGGTCGAATTCAGTGTCGACGCCAAGTGAAGCAAACACTCCACAGCAATCAACGCAGATCGGTTCACCGCAACCAACTCGCTCCAATGCAATATTCAGATCATCTTGGTTCAAGGGTTCAAAGAATGTTCCAGATCTTTCTCCAACCGAGGATTGTATTCCCAGGAGTTTATACGACATCTGCCGATTACAGGCTACTAAAACGGAGCCTGAATGTCCACGCTGTCCAGTGAAATTCACTAGCCAGGACTTCGACATAACAAATGAGCGATCTTTTCCCTGTTCGTCTGGGAAATTATACGCACCCATTATTTGTCCATAGGTCGCATACATTCCGTTGGAACACGTTTCCACGGTCGTACCAAATGCATTTGGTGAGGTTCTTACAATTTTGCAATTAGTCGTTTCGGGGAATTCATAATCCGCCGGAAGAAAGTGGTGTACAATATCCCGCGCAGCGGGCATGGCGGCCGAACATTTATAGACAGCAACGTCTTGGTTCGGCAACACGCACTTCTTTCCTTGATCATAAATTTCCTCGACCTTCTTAATTGCGCCATTAATGGGAACATGTACAGTGAAATGAGGTTTCTTATGAATTTCATTAAATGCTTGAATCATGAAGGTGAAGAAATGATTATTAGTTAATATACAAGTGTTCTTAAGACGAAGGGCAACTTGGGCATATGTCTTGTCGCCGATCGAATATGAAATTTTTACAATGTGAGCACGAGATGATAATGAATCGATGATGGAATCAGCTGACGGATCATCTCTTGCGTCGTACATTCCGGATGAAGGAAAAGCTCTCGCTGATGTGAACCTTTTTGGGGCTCTGCGAGGTTTACCGGAATCATAACGCACTCCTGATGGTTCTGCATTATAACAATCCTCATCTGATGACTGAAAGAATCGGTAGAGGGAAATCCCTGCTGCCGCTATTCCAACAAGTCCGAGACTCCCAAGCATAAAGGCTTTACTACCTCCACACTTCTCAATTAGAGCTGAAATACACCGTCCGATACGCGTATCGGCTAGCTTTTCCAACTTTTCACTAAGTTGCGTGTGGTAGCGTGCCCAGAGCTGGGGTCGGACTCGCGGGATAAACGACAATTGAACAACGAAATCCTTATCGTTCTCACAGTCACCATGAAGTTTCATGTACTGTAGCAGATCTTTCTTGATATCCTCAGGTACCATATCAAAATATGGACCCTTGGTTATCTCTCCAGCGTCTAGAGAAAGCCATCGCCGTTCCATTGCATATACAAAACAAGAGTAAGAGTCTTTTAAATCTCTAAACTCATCAGAAGCAGTGTACCAAACATACTTTCGGGCAGCATCGTAAGCGGCCTCAAACGGTTTGGAGATATAACCTCCAGTTGGTTGAGACTTTTCAGGACCAAAAATCCGACTACGAAGCTCTGCCAAATCGTCTTTTGTGAGTGTTCGAGATTTCAAAATCTCTTTCTCTTTTCGATAATGAGCAACGAAATGTTTTGTTGCATCCTCAATGAGATTCAAAGCACCATAAATTGATCGTTGTTTGACCAATTTCCAAGTTCCAGTTGCAGAATTAGTTTCGACTGGTTGGTAAATGTCGAAACGAACTTGGCGACCCCCCATGAGAGGTTCA